AAAATGCCGCCCGACCAATTAAGGTTAGGCGGCTTCTTTGTCAGCAGTTTTCCAGGCTGCGTGACTAGCACAATATAGTGTTTCTATTATACCACAAAAAACACCCAACCGGTGGATGTCCGGCCAGGTGTACATATAAGACAGGTTGAGTCTCGACAACCTAAAATGATTATATATAATTAATGAAAATAATACCAGTGTTTTTTATGTATACCCGCCCGGTGTGTAAAGCCGGACAGGCTGCGAAGTAGTACATGTGGTGCGCGTTAGTGGCTTGGGTTACTTCCAATCGCCCCAATCATCCCCGACTTCTCCTGTAACAGGATTCCAACGCTTAACCGGAGTCCATTGCGGAGAATACTTATCGAGCAACCAGATGTGATCGTCAGAACGTGCAATCTCACGATAATCAAGTCTCTGACCGGGCTTCATCCATCCGGTGGAAGGAGCGCTCAACAATGGGCTCCCCTTACGCTTCTTGATAGGCTCGTTACCATTTACCCACACACCCTCATATTCAGCCCATTGTGAGCCAACTTCTTCATTGTAGTTCCAGTCGAGTTCTGAAGTATCTGTGGATGGAGCGTCTTTTTTTGTTTTATCTGCAGGCTTTTTAACCCTAAGTTTCTGTCCAATACTAATAGTATTCGATTTCAAATTGTTCCAAGACTTCAAGTCAGGTACGGACACATCAGCAGCTTGCGAAATCGCCCATAGCGTATCACCTTTTTTAGCCGTATACGTCGAACCGCTGACAGATGGTTTGTTTGATGATGGTTTAGGTGGCGCACTTGGTGCAGATTTCGTATTCTTGAATGCTACACCGAAATACTGACATACCGCTTTAACGTCGCACTCTGCCATATCTTCGATGTACTCGTCCTGATACTTACCGAATATTAAAGGGAAGTCCAAAGCGTTCGTCATGAATCCATGTTCGACCAGTACCATCGGGAATGTGGTTGATTCTCTTATCATGTGGAGGTTAGTCCATGAGTTGTACTTTGAAGCATGCAGACCGTTGCCGTGAATGCCATAGCCCATGTCTATCATGTTGTTGATGATATTTGACGCAAACTGTTTTCCTTGCTTGCTTGTGTACCAGTAAAAAGCACAACGCCCGCCAGCTTTCGCCGCTCCGGCATTCGCATGTAGAGAAATACCTAAGTCAGGACGCTTACTGTCGTAGTAATTTGTACGCTGGATCAATCCAACATCATTACTGTCAAACGGTTGTGCCATGATGACATCAAAACCGTTGTGTTCCAATAATGCTTTTACACGTTTCGCTAGTTTGTTGTTGAAGCTAAATTCCGCATATCCCTTGCCGTTTTTATACACACCTTTACCTGGTGGAAATGTGTTCTTACCATGTCCAATGTCCAGTGCGATTACTTTTCCCACATTTACACTTCCTTTATTAATTTCTTTATCCCATTCGTATAATTGATTTTCTTCGATGATATCGAGTAACTTTTCACCGTATTGTTTATCGGTTGCATAAGGAGATTCATCCAATGCTTTTACTTGAGATTTATAATCCTTTGCTGCCGTCACACCGGCGTATACTTTAGTGCGCCACGGTGTGGACGTGAAGAAGCCTGCACGATCTCTGAATGATTCAGTGAAAGATGGATACTTCCTGAATGCTGCATCAATGAAGAATTGGTTCCCATTCTTATCTTGTTCAGGCGTTCTCACAGTATAGGATTGACCGTTGTACGAACCTTTGATCCCGAATAAGTTATTGGCCTTTACCGCTAGTTCCGATTTGCCCCACCCCGTTTCAAGTATGGCTTGAGCCGCTAGGACGGATGGCAGTACGCCGGATTTACTGTATGCGGCTATGGCATGTGGCTTAATCTTTGATAAGAAGCTCACTTTGTCACCTCTTTCTCATAATAAAAAAGAAACCATTCGGAATTACCGAACAGTTACTTCTCTGTATCTTTAAATCCTCTATTCGTTTTTGTCGCTATATCATAAATACCTGATGCTGAAAGTCCTGATATGCCTCCTGCCAGTAAATGACCACCCACCGACAAGTCTGCTGTTATCTCCGGTACTACTAGAGCAATTGCACCGACCAGTAGACCGATGAACAAGGATACCAGCGGCATAAGCTTTTCGGGTACAGTCGTTGTCTTTTTAATCAATTGTACAAGTGCCACTGTCAAGACTGAAATGACACCTGCGAATACGATGATTGTTTCCATTTATTTCACCTCTTTAAATTAAAATATAAACACATGCATTATTGTTGTAATGACAATGATCAATCCAACATTGAACAGCATTTCTTTTATGTCTTCACTCATTCTGTCACTCCGATCAAAGAGGGCAAAGTGCCCTCCTGGTTATCTGTTACACTGCCTGAAGAATAGACAGCACAGAAAGCAAGCCGCTGCGTACATACTAACCACCTCCTTCTGCTAAATGCTTTTAGAATGGAAAGAACATCCCCCAGAATGTACCGACAATCATCAGAATGATGGAGACCACGCCCCCGGCAATCGTCCGGTTCTTCCACTTTTCAGAGTCCTTAAATTCATCAATGGAGTTTTTATTCTCCCGTGTTTCATGCACGAGGTTGTTCGTGGCAATCGTCTGCTTATGCTGTGCATCCGTCAATTTCTCCAGACCATCAAACAGTTTTCCTGTCTTTTCTTTGTTGTTCAATTCTGTCTCCTTAATCAACATCTTAATTTCATTGTGGTTATTATCTATTTTTGCATTCAGCTTGGTCTCCTGGTCTTTCAGCTTGTTGTTAATCTCTCTGATGTCTTCTTCGAGATAATCAACCCGCTTGTTTAACGTCTCCAAAATTCATCACCACCACCCCGTTTCAAAATAAAAAGAACAGCACCTACTGGCTACTGTCCTTCAGTCGATTCACTTCACTCTGCAAATTTTTGTTTTCTTCATGCAGTTTTCCAATCTCTGTGTCTTTAGCTTCCAGTTCCATAATCAGACCGGCAATTTTATCGTAAGATCGAGACAATGCCTGCGACCACTCGCCATTCACAAATGCCATTTTTCTCCCAAAATCCTGTTCCATTATTTCGCCTCCAGTTTCTTAATGCGCGCTTCAAAATCATTATCTCTTTCGTTCAACTGCTGAATCGATCTGGTGTGCCATGTAGTCAACTCATAAATGCTGATACCGCCACCGCTGGTTAAACCAATCGGTGTATCATACTCTCTGCCAATGACCATGCCACGTTTTATTTTTTTGTTGGCATCATCTTTGAGATTGTACTCATACAGTTGAGTTTCCACTAACGAGGATAAGGCATCGCCATTCCACTCTTTAATATTCTCTTTGTATTCTTCAAGAGAGGCATTTATGAATTCACTCGCATGAAATTTACCTGTACCAAAATCCCCGTTGATGTTTGTTGCATAGACGATGGAATCACTGGAAGCTTTGCTGAATCTTATGCCGGAGCCATGTGTCGCACCGCCGTTGATATTACCATATAGCAACGCACCATCAGTATCTGAAGATGATTCATTCTCTTTCACGTAAAACTGGAATTCATTCAATCCGTTCCTAGTCTCCATAAACGGTCTGACATAAACGGAATAGCTACGACTTTCCAAATTGACGGTATCATCTGAATTGATGACGGCTTTGCTGTGTTCCGATTTCATTGCGACCGCGCCATAAGTGGAATGGACGGTTAAGCCACCGCCCTCTGCACCTGAAAACTCTGGGTCGCGGAATAACAGTGAGCCGGAAGCATCATTGTTGCCCTCAGCGTCTGCGTATGTGGATATGCCATAGTCTGAAAAGTAAAGAGAGCGTCCCAGTGAATTATTTCTCGCTCGGATATAACCATGTTCAAATCTTAATGACACGTCATGCGTGCTGGTTTGTCCAAGCCATGTGCGCTGGTGTTTACCCCTTGCTTCAATGCGTCCATTATTGATGAGTGTATATTCGTCCGGATCCCGACTATCCCACACTTTGATCCGTTCGCCATTAATCTCGATCCGATTGTACCCCTCAGAGCCATATATCGTGATTCTGTTCGCATCTATCGTCCCGGCGGTCAACGCTTCAGTGACCACGCCTAAGTACGTGATGGCGTTGCTGTACGTCTCTCCGCCGTCTTGACTAAAGCCCAAACCGTTGGCGTTAAATTTAGTCACACCTAAAGGATTGTCCAGATTCACACCATATATTTCATTGGCGCGATAATAGAATTGTGTGTTGTCGCCATCGTTAATGACCTGTGTGGCCTGTTTAATCGCCGCAGGGAGCACTGAGTAAGGTATCGGCTTCTTGCCTAGCAGAATATCATTGATGTCCGCAATGGCATCGTACTGCATCTTCCTGTACTGAGCGGATATATTTTCATTCCCGAAGGTGTACTCCGCATCAATCAGATCGCCGTCCTCGTCAAAGTCCTCTGATATCTCCACCACGCGTATATACATATTGATGGACTTGGATGGATAAACCAGACGGATTTCATCGCCCTCATTTAATGCGATGTCGAATAGAGATGCTTTCAGCGTAAATGACATTTTAAATGTGGATTCCTGTTTGACACGGCAGGCTTCCTTGATGCCTTCTAAGTCACTGTAGCGCTCATCATAGATGGGTTCGCCATAGTACACGCCGTACTTACTCGCCATTGGAGAGATGTAGTCATATACTTTCTGTGGCTCTTTCTCTGTGCTGCCTTCGCCACCGGTTTCCTGGAAGTCATAGTATCCTTTAATAGCCGTACAGAATGAACCGGTGTCCGTGTCGATGCTTAAATCAATCAGATTGTCATCTTCGTGGATGATGATGTCATCCCTTTGCAATCCGATTCTGTTTCTAACCTGAACCGTCTGTGTGCCGATCGGGATATTAAACTCTGCATTGTGTCTACCGATGAAGTAAAGAAAACGCTCTGTGGACGACTGTTGCTTGGAATAACTCATGGTATTGGCGTAGAAATTATCAATGATGTTCAAGGTATAATCCTTATTAATAAACAGTGGTGCTATGCTATCCTCAATCATCATAGATTTGTTCTCTGCTTCGTCCACATGCCAGATGCCATTGAAGTAATGAAAGAAGTCCAAGACAGCTTCAAATGACTTTACGCCGTGCTTGTCCTCTTTCGGACTGTACAAGTGATACCAGTCACCTTGGAAGTTCACTTTCCATCCAGTTTCAATGTCTTCAAGGAAATCTGCGTTGATGTCATTCCATAAAAAAGAGAGCGAAATATCTCGCTCTCCATTGATCTGTCTGTTTCTATTCAGTTTTGAGACTGCCGGGTAGGTTTGGCCGTCTAAGCCTTTAACTGTGAGTATGGTGGTTCACCTCCTGATTTTAGGCATAAAAAAGACACCTCTTATTGAGATGTCTCAAGTTGTTTTTCTTCCTGATAATAATTGTTTCCAATATAAGCTAAAAATCCTATTGAGTAGCAGAAAATTGGCAATGATATTGGAACTGCATTCATCATTATAAAGGCAATAGTCACTCCGGAATATAAAATAAACTGTTTCATTTTACCTTTTGTTTTTTTGTACCCACGCATTATAATAAAAAAGTATATTATTATGAATAGCAATCCTATTATTCCTAATTCATACAAAACTGTTCCCCATCCACTCATGACTCTTCCACCAAGTGTTAAATTGACGCTTGATAGTTCGACTATAAAAGAATAGTTTTTCCCTATTTCTTCAAATGCGTTCTCCGTCCAAGTGCCGAATCCAAATCCTAAACCAAAGTTATGAAATATACTGATGAAGGATATTAATATATGAGCTAGTCTGTCTGTAACACTTCCATCGTTATTTATAATATACATTGGATCATGTACGGTCATATAAATTAAACTACCTGCTCTGGTAGTTAATAATGAATGGTTGCTTAATACTATCCAAATAAAAAAGGTCAAAGTCGTGAACACTCCTAGTATAGAAGCAAAAGCTTTAAAAAACTCCCCTTTTGAAACGGCTCTCAAGACCAAGTAAAAAACCAAAATCATTACGCCTATTGCAGCTTGAGATATAAATATTTGAATTATAAGCAAGGAATTATTGAACCAATACTTTTTATTAGATAGTTTTCCCGCTGATTTGAAGTAGTCATTATATAAGAAAAAGAACAAGCACATTATTGAATAAAAAGAGGGTTCAACCGCCAAGGAAGTAATGCCTCTTGATTCAGATGTACTAAGTCTCGGCAATATAGAGCTTCCAAAATCTTTGCTAATGACCAATTGTATTAATCCGAAAAGGAACCAGGAGATTATAACTATATTCAAAGTTCTGCTTTTTACATATTTAAACGTCAAATAGCTACCGAATGCAATGACGAAAACAGATACATACCCCACTAAAGAACGAATGCCATCTAGAGAAGGGTGACTAAACATAAATATCAGGGTGGCATAGAGTGCAAAAAAACCGTAAAGCACTATATATCTCGAAACCCTCACTTGCTTCTCTGCGAAAAAAAATAAAATAACAATTAGAGTTGAGAGCATTAATGCATACGGTTGTGTATCGAACGGCGTATCTATCAAAGAGATATAGGGAAATGCGCATGCAAAGAATAATAATACGGCTAAAATATTTTTAAAATTCAAAAAAACTCTCCTTCAATTAAGTATAATGTAAATATTATACATAAGAAGAATAAAGTCAATACATTTTTATTTAAGTGTTGCTAACCTTCATCCAGTCATCAACTGATGATGTGTTAACTGCGACATAAAATGCGGGATTACTCCCTCCTGTGACAGCTTGTTGTCCAACGAATATAGGAGGGCTTGATATATTATTTGCCACCCCATTTTGTTGAGTGACTTGGAAAATAGGCTCTTCTGATGTGCCATAAGAACCTGCTTGAAGACACCTTGCTTCTAACCACGATCCAATAGATGGATATGCGTTTTTTACAATGTCACCAATATCCCATGTGCCTTCTGTCGGCAATGAACTGCGTTCCACTATTTTGTAACCGCCGTTATTATAAACCTCTCCAGAAGTATCCGTCATACTCACACTTTTATCGAAATCATTATTCTTAGCGATTGATCCTGTGGAAGATGCAGAGAAAGAAAGTGAATAGCTACCTGTGAAGTTACCGCTGTTTCCTACAAAAGAAACGTCGTCAGCAAAGTTAATCACTCCACCAGTGTTTCCAGATATAATGCATCCTGACACTTTGACGTTTTCAATCTTGTTAGATTCTGTCCCAGCGATATAGAATGCGGCAGGCGTACTTGCAGTTAAAGCATTATTTGCTATTTCTGCATTATCGATTTTAATATTTTTAACTCCTGGGTATAGATACACTCCATAACTAAAGTTATCGCCATAAATACCGCCGTTGATAAATACACCTTCGCCACCGGTTACGATTATTCCATATCCCTTAGATTCATCAATCGTACCATCCTTTTTAACGAATTTAGCAGCGGTATAGATACCACCGTTAATGACTTGATTTTTTCCGCTTAATGCTAGGTTACTCGACATGTTTCCTGTAAGTGCAGACCCATCAAGGGTGAATCCATCGCTTGCTGACTCTAAACCGTTTGCACATTCCGTTGAAAAGATACCTGAGAATTTACTATTATAGGTGCCACCCATCATATTAAACCCATTTTCCAAACATCTTCGCGCAGTCGAGTTGACAATCGTCGTATTATAAGTGTTTGAATAAGGGGCGTCATAATCAATATAAGAATTTACAGCGTTAATGACATTCCCGAAAATTCCTTCGCCATAGATGTTTTCTGCATGCGAATCTATACATCCTTTAAATGCTACGGCAATAGCTCTTGGGGATTTATATCTAAACGTTTCACCGCCTTCATACTCACCTTCAAATCTCATTCCAATCACTTTAGGACTTCGAACGCCACAAAAACTAAATACAGTAAAAATATCTCTACCACTAGAAGCGTAATCATCTATAGAATGCAGGTAATCCAAGGTTAACCCCTGCATTTCGATTACAGGACTACCAACGCCGACAATCTCTATATTATCGTGGGTAATTTTCACTCTAGTTGGATTAGTTATTGTAGAGTTATTTCTAAAATTTATTCTGTAAGGCATACTTCCGCGAGGGATCAATAAACGCCCGCCTCCCAAAGAGCCTAGATGATCAATTGCCCTTTGAAATCTTTGTAAGTCATCAACTTCTAGAGCTAAGCGAGGAAAGCGAAGAATGCTGATACCTATAGTCTCATTGGTAGTTTCTGTTGCATTTTCATGCGCTTTTAATCTACCGTTCAAAACTTCAAATGAGCCACGAGCTTGAGCGATTTCTGAATTCGGATCAGCTACACCATCTATAATATTATTGATTTGTTGCTGCACATCAACATTCATATCATTTGTCTGTTGAGCTTCATTCAATACATTATGCGCTTTCTGAAGCGCTTCATCGTATGTGTATCCCATGCTGTTAAACAGTTTAATGAGTTCATTAATAATATTACGTGTATCCGACCCATGTGCAGAATTAATCAAAGGTACTTTTTCAAAACTCACATTACCACTCCTCCCATAATAAGAAAAAGACATCCCTTGTGAGATGTCTTTAATAAATATTTATATTTGAATATCATCCTGCATTAAAACTGGTAAAAATAATTCCTTTTTCAAACGTTGATTCATCTAGTGGTTCGGCAGTCCATATCTGTTTGGTATCATCGAATTGGAGCGTTGTATTAAATTCATTTATTGCTATATCCTCAGCCTCTTTTTTGATATCTGCCTTTATAATCGCACCGTCATACATGTCATAATCTGTGTTTTCATTATCGGGAAGTACTATCCACAACATACAATCACCCCTACAAATTAGTCATACAAATATCTAAAATCTATTTTTATTTCAAACTGACTGATTCCTCGAACTTCCCAATAGTTCCATCCATTCTTCACCGTTAAAAATTCACCGTTTGCCTGGTCCATTACATTTGCATTGTTTACTCTTACTTTATGCCCTTCGATGGTTAATCGTCCGCCGGGGTAAAGTCGCCTGTCTAATCTGAAAGTGGTGACACCATCATATATTTCAACCCAGGGCACTTCTTCTTGAGCAACTAACTCAATCACACTGTCTTTCTGCTGAATCAGCTTAATCTCTTCGGTGCCAGCATTGTAAAACGTCGGGTCTTCATTCGTGAATGAATACTGCCAGTAATTTTCCGGGAACCAGGTACCCATGCCATACGCCCACTTGTCGTTAAACTGCATGCCCTCTGTGTCGATGGTCATTGACGTGTGGAGGGATTGCCTGAATATCGGTTTGAGCACCTTCAACGGTACCTCTGCTTGTCCCCAGATTGTGACGGGTCTTTCAAATTCATAGTCCTCATCCACAATGACTTTCAGCAGCTTGAAGGGTTCATGACTCTCTGCAAGGTAGAATACACCAAGTCGTCTAAAGAACTCATATATCTGACTGCGCTTCAAACGCCAATCAATGGTGTCTGCGGCAGTAAATAGTATTTGGATACTTGCACTCCTATCAGATGGATAACGCTTGATGGGCGCGTCATTACCACCGTCAGACTCACTGTAAATGGAATTATATAAAACAGGCCCAATACTGATATCGAGCGCCTTCAATCCATATCCCAGTTTATCCACCGGAAAGCCGACTGGATTATATTCTAAATCATAAATATTAAACATAATTTGGTCGACCTCCTAACAATGAATGCTTCGTTGATTTCTTCTGATTGTACCTGTCATTTGACTGTCCGATTTCTTCATCTCCGATGGATAAGTCTTTTGCTTCAATGCCTGTCAGTTTCTCGAGCATTTTCATGAGGATGCCGTTTTGTTCAACGAGTGCATTGACTACATCATTATCATTACCCCCAGAGCCGCCCACATTCGGCAGCTCTCGCGTCTGCTTACTCTTTCCAGCAAGCTTCTTGCTGGCGAGTGCAATCAGCTTCATTGCTTCAGACGGATTATTCATCGGTACCACGTATTCATTGTCATGTAGGTTGAATAACCCACCTTTTTGAATGAATCCGCCGTTCTCATGGCCGGACAATACTTTCTTCGGATTGATTGTATTACTGTTCATCACCTGGTTGCCCTTTTGCGCCTGCCAGTGAATGTGCGGGCCAGTCGTCCATGCACCAGAGTTACCTGTATTTGCGATGTGCTCTCCGGCTTTGACTGCACCTGTTTTGATGATGTCTTTTAAGTGCATGAAGAACTGCGTGATATTACCACTTCTTAGCTTGGCAACCAGACCGCCGCCTTTGTTATGCATCTTGCTAACAGTACCAGCGAGTGTCGCATTTACAGGCGTACCGATTGGCGTGCCGTAGTCGATACCGTAGTGTCTGCCGCCGTTGAATCCTGTAGGATAACCCGGTACCGGGCTGTCCGGACTGTATGGTGTGGTCATGCGATAGTTCATGAATGAGGCTTTCTTGCCATTACCAAGCCCACCGGCTTCAAACCAGCCTTTGACTTTCTCCAAAGCGCCGTCTTTCAGCTTATTGTATCCGGCTTTGATGAGGTCGCCTGGGATCTTGGTGATAGAACTGAAATCCACACCGAAGTTATTCAACGCCATATCCAGCAGCTTGCCTGGATTTTTCATGTAGTCCCAGACATCACCGACTTTGTTTGCGAGACCTTTCGCGCCAGATACAATCTTAGAACCAATACCGGCCGCTTTATCTTTAATCCATCCAAGACCTTCACCAAGACCGCCTTGTCGGGTGCCCCGGCTGAACATGCCTTCAGCCATTTCCTGCGTCTGCCTGCCATTAAATATCTTTGTGCCTTTCGGCAACATCATCTGTGTGTCAATATTTGGCGTGAGGAACATCTTGCCATTTGGCAGTACGACGGTTTCCCGTCTGCCGTCTGCGCCTTGTCCGTTGCCCGGACCTCGGTCTCCCACTGTGGCCAGAGTATTCTGTGCAAGTGCGCCGTTTTGCGTACCGCGGCTGAACTTAATCGGCTCAATGAGCGTACTGCCCATACCCAATTTATCTGCGACCCAGTTCACACCGTCAATCATTTTGTTAAGACCGCCAATGGCGTGTTTCTTCAATCCGGAGGCTAAATCTTTCGCTGCCTGGACCGCATCGTTTTTCATGCCGACAACGCCATCAACCAGTTTCTTTATCCAGCTTTTAGCGGTATTATACGCGCCTCTGAAACCACCGGCAATGAAATCTTTGACACGGTTGCCCATGCTGCGTGCGCTTTGCCAGATATTACCGAACCAACTCTTAACCCCGTTATAAAGCGCGCGGATCGTATTGACTCCCGTCGCTCTAGCACTGGCAAAGGTTCGAGTGATATTCAGGTAAATATTTCGGACGAAGTTAAATATACTCCGCACCATATTAGAGAATATGGAGTTCGCTGACTTGTACAATGATGTAAAGATATTCTTTGTATTCGTCCAGGCGGATGTGGCGAATGATTTAAAGAAGCCGACAATGTTCGACCACATGCTCCGTAAAGAAGATGTGAAGAGTCGAATGAATGCCAGGCCGCCTTTGATGATTTTGCCGTAGAACATCAACTGTACAAAGTTCCATACAAATTGAATTGCGCCACGGAAAATTTGTTTGATACCCTGCCACATTTTGGAGAAATCACCGGTGAATAATCCGGAGAAAACGCGGATAATTCCCATGATAATATTTAGCCCGCCCTGGATAACGCCTTTAATGTTAGTCCAAACCGACCGTACAATAAATAGAACGGCAGTAAAAACACCCCTAAAAATTGTGGTGATAATCGGTAGAACGGCGCTTATGATCGTGCGTAAAATATTGACACCATTCATGAATGCATTAATCGTCTGCTGCCCATCAGTGCGCCAGAATAAAGCGATCTGTTGGAACATGCTGACAAAGAATCGTTTCACGGATTGAATGGCCGGAGTAATGATCGTCATGAAGTTGGTGTATATCGACTGTCCAAATGCAATGATCGTTGGAATGAAATTGCGGAACCGCTCAATCAGCCCCTGGACCATATTCCTGAATGTCGATGATTTGGAATAAGCAATCCCGAATACAGTCCCCAATGTGGTAATCACACCGATGGCAATACCGACTGGACCCAATAAGAATGAGAATCGGGTAGCCAGTGCTCTGATGACACCTAAAAACCCTTTCTCACCCATCTTCGTTAATATTGGCGACAGCATAGTAAGCCAGCCGCCAAGTAAACCGACGAATGCACCAACGCTTCCGATGACCGGGCCAAGCGCTGCGGCAATGCCGGCAAATATCAGCCCCATACGCTGACCGGCCGGGGAGAGATTATTGAACTTCTCCACAATGCCTGTAATGCCCTGTGTAATCCGTGTAGCAATCGGAGCCAATGTTGTTCCCAAATCAGCCATCGCCTGCTGGAAGGATTGCTGACTCTGTCTGGACTCGACCAATTCCTTATTGTTTTCACGGAACTTTTGATTGACATTAGCCAAACCGTTATCCGCCAATGTCTGCATGACAAAATTTTGTTCTGTGCCGTTTGCAATGGCATCACTCAATCCGCCGTTGAACTTATCCATATCCACACCAAGCCGCTCAAGTAATTCGGCAAATGGCCCGATTGCTTTACCTGTGGCCAGTGTCTCCTGCAGGCCGTCTGCCAGCCCCTCAATCTTTAAAGTGTCCGGGAATTTAACGACGGCCCCACTTAACAGGTCCATCGTCTTTGTCAGACCTTTTTCATCGAATCCAGTAGCGAGTAAGTTAGATAATGCTTCAACGTTGGAATCCGTTTCTGTGGACACGCCGGCGAGCCGTGTCATGGAATCCCGGATGACATCCACACCAATCCCCGCATTCTTTGCGTTGGTCTCCAATGTGGCCAGGTCGCCCCGGAACTCCTCTGTGCCCTTCGTGACGGCAGCAAAGCCGCCAAGCAGGGGCGCTGTAAGCCCCATCGATAATTTACCGCCGATGTTCTTCAGACCGTCCCCAATGCCCTGCATTTTGTTCCCGGCCGTTTCAGCCGCGTTGCCGAGTTTCGTCCAGCGACTGCTTGCAATGCGCTGCTCTTCCGAGAGTGATTTCAAACCTTGTTTTGTTTTATCTAGTTGTGTCTCGAGCATGTTCAGATTGTCCGCTTGTTTGTTGTACTCCTGACGAATCTTTGAGGCTTCCGCTGTGTGGCTTCTGCCGGAATCGACCAGTTCATCATACTTCCGCTTAAGGTCGTCTACGTTCTTTCGCTGACCGCCGATGGTCTTCGTTAAATCACCGATGGCCTGTTCATAGCTTTCTGTACTCTTTTCAGTGTACTTGAAGTTATTCATGCTCGTTTTCAGTCCGCTGTTCAAATCTCTGAAAGACCGTTTGATGGTGCCAAGCTTACGATCCATGCCTGCACTGTTCAGGTCCAAACCAATACTCAAGCCTTTTATTCTTTCCGCCATTTAATCACCTGCCTTTTTGACCGATAAATAAAAAAGTCCCTAACCTCCAAATGCGGAGATTAAAGACTTCGTTTGTTTCGGTTTATTCTGTTCTTCAATGATTTCCATAAAGAAACTAAATGGCATATCCAGGATTTCATTGATGTCCTTGTCGCTTTCTTTCATCATGTCGAATACGATCTTTCTCATATTCTCTTTGTGCTGCGCGTAGGTGTAAGTTTCGTCTATATCATCTTCGCTAATTGCTTTTTTCTATCATCATTCATTTTCCCTTGCGCGACCCATCCGATTTGGCTTTCCAATTCCTCCATCGTGTCCGGAGAGTGCAATTTATCCAGGATGTCGTCTTTAGTGAATTGCTTTCCGTAGATGTCCACAACCATGTCCATCATGATGTCCATCGCTTCTTTCTCTGTCACATCCGCGCCCTCTTTCGCTTCAAGCGCTTCAGTGGCATCGTACATTTTCCGGAATGGGATAAAGCTTGGTGTCAGGAATGTTTCGAATTGCGGTTCTGCATTTTTCTCTTCTACTTCTTTTACGTTCTTCACAAATTTAATAAAGTTCTTTTTCATATATATCTTCTCCTCTGTTTTATAATCCGAATGTTTCTTTTAATGTCTGTTTGAACTGCTCGTTGCTTTCGTTATCATCATTAATCACTGCATAGGCCTGCACCAGACTGTCGAGATTCTCGCGTTCCAGTACAGCACCCTTATGCTCATTAATGATCTCTGTGTATTTGTGTATGCCCTCAAGAAGCTTATCGAGTGTCATCTGTTTGTTTATCTTCATATATTCCATCTCCAATTAATTTTGCAAAATTAATCAAACTTTACTTGTTTGATGGCATCGACATATTTGATGGATGCCTTGTTTTCACTTACATGGTTTAGATCATCTTTAAATGGTCCGTCAGTTGTGTACTTACCTTTGAAAAACATATCTGTATCACTCTGCAGTACACCCGCATTGTGGAAGATTTTGTTCTCATACCATTGGTCAACGGGATTGCCCGGCCATGTAAAATTCATTTCTTTGTGAGTGTCTGTCTGTTTATCGAAATAATATACATTCCAGAGTTGCGCCCACATCTCTGCAGTCCACTTCTGGATGGGTGTATATCCTTTTATATCTTTATTTTTGTTTATATATTCATTCTCCACTTCATTAAAAAAGCGATAAAGCTTAATGCTGTCTTCATAAACTTTCCGCCAATACTCCGCAGTCGGATGACTGATGATCCATTGTGCACCTGCAATCGGCCTATGCCTGCGAATGATGCTTTCATCAATGCCAATCACTTCACACATGCGCTTTAACAGGTCTTCTCCTTTGGAATCAATGTAATCCACACCGAGATATCCTTCGCAATCACTGCCTATCCAATTATCACTGTCATAGGGTATAGCGTTGAAGTCTATCGGCTCACGCAGTATCACGTCTGAATCCAGATAGAAATACGTATCCTTTTCTCTGCTTGCATCTTCTTTCAGGTATTGCCACCACAAATAAGGTTTCACAGATGGGATATAACTTTTGTCTCTGGGACGGTCATCATATACGTGTACTTCCACATCGTATTTATCTTTTAGGTATAAAGGAATCGCATCATCCCACTTTGCAAAAAGCAGGACAATGCGATCAATACCTAAAGCTTTTAAATTAGTGATGGTCACTTCCAATTCCCATTCAAAACGCTTAATTGCCGGTTGGCAAAAGATGAACTTCATTATGCACCTGTAGTGGTTGTCGTTGTCGTGGAAGTATCAGCCGGATATGGCTTACCGAATATAGCCTGGAAGAGTTCATCCCGTTGTGCTGTTTCGCCTTTCTCATCATATCCGAAAATAACGGACTTCTCTTCGGTGAATCCAGGGACTTCACGATCCATGAATTCTGCAGTAATGGAATCAGATCCAAATTCCACAGTGTCCTGCTTACTCGTTGCAGAGCTTTCCGGTTTAAGGAATTTCCCCTTCGGCAGGCCGACCCATTCGATGGAACCATCTTCGTGTGTCTTCGCGAACACTGAAGCCACATACGGCGGATTGTCTGTGCTGCCATAGGCATAAAGACCACCTGTTGTTTTTTCGAGCCCCAGAATCGTCTGTCTATCCTGTGAAGGCAGTTTGTGGAATGCCCCTTCGACTTCAACCGGGCCATTAGATGTTGCCAGTTCAGCGACCTTGTTATCCCCGTAACCTCTGACGATTTCCTGCGATGGTGTCACTGTGATTTCCTGCAGGAACTTCACACGTTCCGGAGAGGCTTGGACAATCGTTAATTCATTCGTTTCATCCAATACACCGTAGTAGTATTCATCGACACCTGTTGTTGCTTTGTAATTCTTATTCTCTGCCATTCATAATCACTCCTATTTTTATAAATTCAATTCTTCGCGGTAGTACGCTGCTTCATAGTTCCTTGCCCGTCTGTAAATACCGATATCGGAATCATATTCCGGCTGACTGTTTGCGGTGTTCATCAGTCCCAACTGCTCTTTAAGAAGCCTATGGATGTGATAACTAAGATCACGGCAGACAGTATAAGCCACATACTCATCTGATTCCGGCACATACAGGTCCACCTGCACCAGGTAACTCAATGCAAGGTTGTCATTGTCTGCGTATTCCTCGGGCAGAGGATCATCCAGTTCGCTGATGACAATGTACGGGACGGACATGCTGGATGGCTCCGGGTACTCAAAAAACTTTATGCTTTTAACGTAGTACGTCACTTCATCGTCACTCATCAGCAGGTTGTATATTTCCATTGGAATGTCTCTCATGTCACAACAACCTTTCTATCTGCTTACGGACCTCGTTAATGTAGGTGTTCCGCGCGCTTCTTAAAGCACGCTGTATGGCCCCTTTACCGTCCGGGTTTGGATTCTTGATTGTTCCGAACTCATTCAGATGGATGATGCGGTACCGGTCTTTCGGCCCGCGCCAGTAGATCTTGACTTCACGCACACCGTTGACTGTCATCGGTTGGGATATGTGAATCTCTTTGATGGATTGGCCGGTGTCTTTAAAGGATTGAAACTGCGAAGCAATTTCCCTTTTGAACACCTGCGCGCCTTTAATCAGTGCGTTGTCCACAATGCGCCGCATGTGCTGTTTACCGAACTTATCTTCGAGTGCACCTTCCAGGTCTTTGATGCCTTTAACCGTCATTGGCATTGCCAGCACCTACGACTTTCATCATCTCTTTGTTGTCGGATGTGGGCGCAAAGTGTTGTACTTCAAAAGTCACACCAGCATATAGATCATCATCCACTTCAAAGACATCAGAGTTTTTGATTCGGTAATCTGAACGCGGCCGCCTGAATACAATCGTTAGGGTATGTTCGGCCGTTGTGCTGGCCACATACTCCAAATCCTTAGAAGAGGACTCGTACAGCTCGCACAATGCAAAGAATACTTTCGTGCGTCCTGTACCAGGAATCGGCCCTGCGTTTGCTGTTTGTCTATAAAAAGTGACGGGGACTCTGAGGTCTCCGCCACTAATTTCCGGTGGTTGATATGTCTGTTTCATAGTCAACCTCCTTCATGTTTTCCAGAGCAAACGATGTGACGTTTGACAGGAAGTTCTCATCGAAGAATTCCAATGAATCGTTATAAGCATAGCGTGTACGCTCATAGACCAATTCTGCGCCCCGGTCTGACTTATCCATATCAAATGCCTGGCATCGATACTGGATATCAGCGTAGGACTTCTCAAGCAGTGACTTGATATGCTTATCTTCGTATGAATGGAATAGTGTCAGTCTACGTTTCATTTCAGCGACATGATTTTCCGTAATCATTCAATCACCTACGCTTTGTTTTCCGATAAATTTTCCAATGCCTTTTCAAGATCATCGCGCACGATATTACCATTTTTACCTGTACCGTCTACTTCAATATCATTTTCTTCGACAAGTGATTTTAATTCATCCACAGAAAGGTCTTTAATATCAATGCCGTCGCTTGCCTCTTGGTTATCTTCTTCAACCGGTTCAAGTACCGTGCCAAGGTTCAAAAGTTTTTCATTAACTTCATCAGCACGCTTCTCTTCCATATCGACTTCATCATTTTCTTTAAGAAATTTATCCAACTCATAATCCTGATAGTCATGCTTTACTTTATACTTCTTCAATTCGACCAACTCCTTTTATTGAATTAAAAAAGAGGCGTAGTATTACGCCCCTGCTGTAGTCGTTGTTGTCGTACTTGCTGTAGTCGTCGTAGTAGTCATGCCCGCAATGTCAAGGTTGTACACTGCTACCACTTTGTTATCGTCCGGGATACCGTGTGCAAACTGTTTTGCGATATACACATTCGCATCTTCCAGTGCAAGTGTCTGATCGTACTCTTTGATTTTGGACTCACCTGTCATTACTGCGTAATAGCGCGGCCCGACAACTGCAGCCAGTTTGCCCTGTGCGATGTGCTCGGAAGCAACCACTTCGAGGTTGTACGGCAAAGAGGTCACCCATGCGCCATTCTGCGTCTGCATTGTGTACTGAGCCTGTACAAGGAACTGATCCTGAGGATTGACCAATAGGAACACTTTTCCGGCAACATTGTATGGTTTGCCGTTCTCTTTCGTAGACAGTCCTGTCATCAGTTGCGCCAGTTCGAGTGCCGTCGTTTTGGAATCGGCAAATGTCAGTGTGCCTACAGATGCTTTGTCTGTAACGGATGTCACATTGCCGTCTTCGTCAGTCGTCATGTCTTTAAGCAATCCGATTGGTTGGTTCGTTGTTGCACCGCCACCTGTCACCACACCGTATTCCAGTTGGTGTGCCATTGCTTCCACAAGTTGCTCGCGGACGTAACGCTCCACCCACTCAGGGCCGAACTCGATGAAGTCTTTCGGCACGATAGCAAATGCAGTCAGCTTGTTTTGAGCGAAAGAAATCTCTTTGAAGTTCGCCTGGATCTGTCCTTGAATCTTACCGAACAGTTCGCCCCACTTCGCAGCACCGGATGGATCACCCACGATAATACGCGTCTTAATGCCGGCCAGTGTGAAGTTAATGCGGTTAAGCAGTGGACGTTCACGTTTCAGGTCATCGAACACGCGGAGGACTGTGGATTCCGGCAGCACAACTTCTTCCTTGTACGTATCCATGTTCGCTTGGTCTTCCACCAGATTCGTAAAGAATTTACGTTCAGCAGCCGTCAGGACATTTTGCCCGCGACTCATTTTAACCTGGCTGTCAGTCGAAGTGTCTAATGCTTCACGTCTTGCTTCGACAAGCAGCTCTTCTTTCAGAGTATTGGAAAACGCGCTCATATAATTGGCGTACTTTTCTTTTACAACTTCCGGGTCTTCATTGTTCTCTACCGCCTCGAAATAGTTGTCGCGGAGATTGGATACTTTACCTTCTACATCATCTTTAAATTTAATCGTCATTTAAATCTCTCCCTTTTTTTGAATTAAAAATAGAGCCTTCTTTTCGGCTCCTGGTTTTGTGGATTATTTTGTTTCAATGCGGAAATCTCATTTGTCATTGCCGTCATTTTTTCGGTCTGTTGTTTCAACAGGTTCAATACTTTTTCGTTCGTCGCTTCTTCCGGAACGCTTGGCTCTTCTTCAGGTGTTTCAACCGTTTGTTGCGCCTGTCTGCTGGACTTCCTATCAGCAAAACCTTTCTCTACTGCTTCGTCCGCAGTGAACCACGTTTCGCCTGTGAGGAGTTCATCCAGTTCTGCTGTGTCAATGCCGGTGCGCTCGTTGTAAATATCAACCAGTGAGCCGTCAATCGTCTCCAGGGCGTTGAGTGTCTTTTTAAGTTCCGTCTTGTCGCCCCAAGCGAATGTGGATGCCTGGTGAATCATTAATGATGAGCCGGTATCCATAATCAATTCGTCGGCCGCCTGAGCTATAATCGATGCAGCACTTGCTGCCAATGCAGTAATTTCAATCGTGATATGTGAAGGATGATTCTTCAGGTAGTTGTAAATTTCTATTCCCACAAACACGTCTCCGCCCCCGGAATTTAAACGAATCAGAATGTCCTTGTCCACATCATCGAGCGCTTCAGCAATATCTTCCGCGTTGATCGTTTCTGTTTCAAATAGTCTGTCGAGCCAATCTGGTTTCGCGACCACGCCCGAAAGTGTGAGAACGTGTTTATCATCCTGCACTTCATTTTTAAATTGGTACTTCATGCCATTTTTTATAAGCTGCTGCTTCGTCATTCATTCTCACCCCCTCTCAATGCGTTATCTTTCTCATAGTTTTTGGTAAGTACATAATCATCCAGTCCTTCCACGCGTTCCAGACCGATGAAGTGCCTGCCTTCATTCGGATTAATGATTCTGGACGCAATGAGTTTATCGAGCGCATCCGCACTTTTGAATGGATTGATTTTATTCAATCCGACCACTTCAATACGGCGGCCATTCTGATAATCGGATTTATCGAAGAATTTACTGTTCAATTCATCCTCAATCTTTTTAATCAATGGATTAATGCAGAATTCCAAGTAGGCCTCCATCGCTTTCTCCAGGTCGGCCATCTCGCCGGTAATGAGCGCCGGGGGAATGCCGATCATTTTTGCCACTTCTTCAGTGAATAGCTTCTTCAGCTTCTGGATGTTATCCGCGCCATTATCGGAGCCGGACGGCGTTTTGGTCATATCATCAAATTCAAACCCGCTGACTTCCGGGACGATGGCCACACCTTTATTCGTGAAGCTGTCATAGATCTTATTGGCATATTTCTGCAGGCGTTGCATCTGTTGGACGTTCAACTGACCGCCGCCGGTCGCCACTTTAAGTACGCCGCGAATTTGGTACTTGCGAAGTTGTCCGTCCATCATGCGACCGAATAACTCACCGTAATCTCCAAAGAGTTTATTGACGTAGCTTTGTAACTCTTCGTTGTTGTAATTGAGGTACATCACATCGCTCATCAAAAAACTGCGGGTATACTTATAGCCTTTGACTTCCACGCGTTTGAACACGTCATCTTTCAGCGCAAACTCCACTCTTTCAAAATCATCTGCAATTACTAAATCCTCGGTGTCCGTTTGAATAATCAGGACTTCGTTGTCATAGACCAGTTTGTAGATGACCTTGTGCCAGAAATCACTGGCGCTTGAATCGGTATTCGGTTTTACATTCAACTTATAAGAAAGGGTATTCTTAATCCGCTGGTCACCTTCCATCACCCAAAAATGGGATTGGCTGAATGTCCTGGAAATAAAGTTGATGTTGGTCTGCAATGCGATCGATTTGAGATAAGCACGTGTTGAGGGGTCTGTTTGTAAATCAAGATCCAGCGCATCCCTTATTTCCAGATTTCTTTTAAATACATCAGCGAAGATTCCCACTGTTTCACCACCTTTCTAAAAGTCGATTAGTTCTAGCATGTCGAATGATTTATCCAGGTCTTGTCCAACAACCTCATCACTCCTGTAAAGGGCATGCAAAAAGGCGTGAAACCCATCGGTTTTACGCCTTACAGGATCTTTCTTTATAAATTCTTTATTGCCATCTTTTTTAATCTTCACAGCGGTATTATTCGTATACCAGCGCATGAGCGGATTATCATCCCAGATAACTTGATGGTTCCTGAATATTGTTTCCACGCGTGGAGAGAGTTGTGCATGGATGGAAGGCATATACTTCAATAGTTCCATTTCATAACCCGCGTCTTCGAATGCAGGCCGGGTAATGTCATATCTGAAGTTATCCACCATCACCTTGTGGACGGTCAGATTTAATCTCTCGCATTCTTGCTTAACCCAATCGACCATTAATTTAGGATCAATCGTCGGTGCCTCCACAATTGTGAGATAACCTTTCTTCTCCCACTCTCCGATGGGCGGACCCAATGAATGTGTATCCAGGAATTCCTTCCTGGCGAATGAGTGACTGTGCCATACATAATTATTGTCTATGCGGAAAAGAAATCCGACTGCGGCAAAGTCAATTGCATTTGCATAGTCCACACCCACAATCGCTGTACGGTTATTCAGCAGCGGCATGGGGCGGCTGGTTTGCATGATATCTTCCCAACTCGCCACGATCTTTTCCATGTCCTCTTCCGGCAGGTTCATACGTTTCGTCATAAATTCAGTACGGGAGGTACTGTCATAATTTAGTTCCAAAAATTCCTCTTTCACTTCTTCATAAAGAATTTCAGCGTATTCACTCATTGGCTGGGAGAACATCGGATTGGCTTTCTCCCACATAGTTTCATCGGAGACTTCTTTGACATCATCCAACTTGCAAATAAAAACGAACATCTTGGAATCAGGATGTTCGCCGTCTAAAATATTATTTGCTTTATTTTTCATGCTATCGAGATAGCCTTCTCTGACATAACCATCCGTACCAATGTAAAACTTCCGAGAATCTTTTTTCTTCCCCATACCGGACTTATAAACGTTGACTAATGAAGCATTCTCATACGCATGAATTTCATCGAAGATAACGAATCCCTGACGGCCCCCATCTTTTGTTTTTGGATTTGCCGTGTGGAATTTAAACTTTGAATTGGTGGCGTTGGATGTAATCTCCAGTTTCGTTTTGTAAAATGCTCTTTGTAATAAAGACTTCTTATTGATCGCATCGTATATTTCTTCAAAGCTTGTCTTTGCCTGTTCTTCACTGTTCGCCACTACAGATCCGTTATAATTTTCAATGCCATGAAGTTCTGAAATTAGATAATGACTGATGACGGAGATTAAGCCGTTCTTACCGCCACCACGTCCCATCATAATCAGAAACTCTTTATAGTAAGCTCTTTGATTGTGCGAGTGGTACAAAAAAATAAAACTGATGATAAACTTTTGAAATGGCTCCAGGGGGAAGTACCACTTTTCAGCAAAGTTGATACAGCCGGCGATATGTTTTTCATCAAAGTATAATCCGCCGGATTCGACTTTCTTGAAAATGGTATCTTCCAGTTGTTTTATGAGTTTGATTCTTTCGATATTAAGGACAATATTATTCTTTTTATAGCTATCAATGTAATCAGTAACAAAAGAAGGAATACCATTTTTATTAAGAATAGATTTTTCAGCACTCATGATATTAGTTCATCAGAGTCATACTCTTTGCTTGCTGCTTCCATTCTTAATTTTTCCTGGTATTCCTTCATATATCGATCAATGTCTTTTTTTAAGTTCAGCATTTGAGCATTGATGTTTTTCATATCATTGATAAGCGGATGGGCTTTCACATAGTTTTGCTCTCCGTTCTGTATTTCTACAGTCGGTCCGTCATCATATATTTGTTTCTGCATCCGCCGGAACATCCGCATTAAATCGATATAACGATCAACCACTTCAATTGCACTGTGATCATCATTATCAATTTTTGATATCAGATATCTTTCGACTTTTGCCATCGCAATCGCCATGCTACTCACCCCTTTCTTTTGTCAATACCCCCCACCCCTTTTTTCGTGAGCCCCCTTACATGAGGGATTTTTTTGAAAATCTGCGGAGTTGATTCCCCACCCCGTTCCCAAGCGGTTTTATAAACGCAAAACTTTTAGGCCGGGGGACTTCACCACATTTCGTCGAACCATTTCTTTCGCTTCGATTGGTTTGGATGGAATCTGTTTTCTTTTTTGTTATGGCATTTGATACATAACGTTTGTAGGTTATCCATATCGAATGCAAGATGTGGATGTCGTTCCAATGATTTAATATGGTCGATATCCAATCGTTTGTGCTTATCGGGTTTATGATAGTCAGTGAATACTTTGCCATTCCGTTTGCATTCCTGACACTCATGGTTATCCCTTTCAAGTACCAGCTTGCGTGTCACCTGCCATGCATTAGACTTATAAAGTTTCTTTCGTTCTTCGAAGTCCATTCGCTTTCACCTCAACAAGGTAAGTCAATGTATGACGATCAAGATACAGCTACTCTTATCAACATAGCTGATCACTTCCTCTCAAGCTTTGGCATAGTGTCTTACTGCATTGAGTAATCATATGCTTCACCTCATAACAAAAGGACTCACCACCTAAGTGATAAGCCCTCGTAATTGTTTACAACCACAGTATAACCCGATTGATATTAAAAAGAATAATCCCTGTCAGACCTTCCATTCCCTCTAATGTTTCCATTTCTTCCTATCCTTCTTTTCTGTCTCGGGTTGAGCATTGAATAGGATGATGACGATCTGGTCAATCCGCTTATACAGATTGCCATTGCTCATGTTCAACAGCACCTTAATCCTCTGCTTACTCTCCCCCTGCTTGAGCAGCTGAAGGATGTGATAGTTCTTATCACTGTGGATATGCGACTCATGTATATCAATGAAGGACACCTCATTGATTAGTTTCTCCAGCTTCTGTCGCTCCTTCTCATTGCGCATTACAATGGATGCGACCTTGTCTCCTGTCTCTCCCTGCGCCTTCGGCATGGCAGACTCGATGCCATACTGTGCAGTGGATGTACTATCCATCTCATACACTTGCGACTGTATCAGTCTCTTCTTCCAATGATAATCATTTATGATTTGCCTTATGTCATTTATCAAGTACAAGGTGCGACCATCCTTTCGTGATATGCTTTATGAATCATTTAGAGCGCATATGAGAGACGATACCTTTCATTGGCATGATTGCTCATGTAGATAGTCTTTCGCCTCTCTGCGCTTACATATGGATTATCTGGCGTATGGTCTACCCTTCCTCGTGCTCCAGGTCTATCTCTGTTTGCTTATCTTCTTTATCCTTCTCCACATATCCCCGAGCCGGATCATACTCTTGATCTTCGAATACATCGTCATTGATATCATCCTGGTTATATAGTTCGTTCTGAAGATGTTTCAGGCGTTCATGCTGTTCGGCTTCGAACTCGACATCGTACTTACTGCGGACCCATTTGTCTTTGATCTGTGTTGCCATGATCGTCGCATCCAGTGTCACGCCTCTATCCGTCCATTCGATAACGAATTGTGTTTGACTGTTCGACACCATGAATTTTTTAATCTCCACTTTGATGGAATCAATCCCAAACGTTTTGAATATCAGCTCGCTCGCATGGTTAATGTTTCTCATTTTGTTTTTATCGATAATTGCAGTCATATTTATTTACCCCTCTTCATTTTATTTGCAGCCCGTTTATTCGCCGCCCTAATCTTTACGAGTTCGTCATACTCTATGAAGCCGTACTTATCGCCATATTTAATCGACTTGCTGATCCAGATGATATGTTTATCCTTATGCATATACTCAGTAATCTTGCGCTTCATCTTTGCATCCGGTGTCGCCATGCCTTTGATGTCAATCCACACTTCATAGTCATCGTGATACTTCACTCGGAAATCCAGTTTGTAATACATCTTCTGTCGCTTCTTGCCGTAATACTCAAACGCTGGATGGATATTGAGCACTGGCTGTAACTCTATCTCTTTGATGTAGCCTGCCTTTTGTTTCTGCAGCAGATGTTCGTAGTATTCAGCTTCGACCTTTGAATCGAACTTGATGCCGTCGACTGTTATTTTTTGTGCACTGTACTTATTTTTGACCGCCATTATAGATCACTCTCTTTTACAAAAACTCCACTGACCATTTTTCCTTTGCGCCCTTTAATCTCGTCATAAGCCGTCTGCAGACACTCATATAAATCCATGTCATTCTGTTGCGCCAGGATGATTAGAGTGACCACAACATCTCCTATGCCGTCTCTCAGCATGTTCTGGTCGCCTCTTGCTAATGCTGCAGCGACCTCTCCGACTTCCTCGCTTACTTTCAAATACTGCTTACTCGAATCTGCTTCATGCAACTTCTTATTCTCAGACCATTCTTCTACCAATTTGATTAGTTCATCCATTTATTTTCCTCCTCTAATTTAGCTTCCAGCCTTCTTGTGCCGAATAATGCAACAAAAGAAATCATGAGCGCGGTATACTCAATACTATTTGTCGAAAATGCAATTACCGATCCGATAAAAGCCACGGCTTCAAGCACGAGATATATTGATGCTTTCATTCACTCGTCCTCCCTAATTCCTTTTCATCGTCTTCTCAATGAATTCCATCGTTGAGAGCATCGCTTTAGTTTCATTCATACCGTGCTTTAAACACGTCTCCAGCATGTTTTTAGATACAGGCTCATTATTGATTACAACGTTCATCGTCCGCACTGCCTGGTCTTTCAGCTCCAGCTGCTCGAAATACTCAACATCCTCTTCATTCATCTCTTCTTTATTCATCAGCATTCCCTCCTACATTTTTAAGTGGTGGATATTTGAATTCCTTTTGAATCACGACTCCATCGGCATAAGCTGTTATTATCTCCGGATACGTCGGGCCTGGTTCTTTCTCTTTCTTGACTGAACAGTTATCGCACATCCACTCCGGGAAGAGATGTGGTGCTCCTGTAAGAAACATTCTGTCGCAATTCGATTGAGCACAGAACACAGGTTTTAATGCATTGATCGGAAATGTCGCTTTAATAAGTGATGGTCGGTCTGGTGCTTTCACTGGTTTCCTATCAGTTCCACGCCTTAAATTCCTTGTCGCCCTATTATGACTTTCGGCAGCTTCTTCAGCAGTTACCCCCATGTACCGAAGCGGATTCACGGTATATTCTCCGACATCTTCATAAACATCATTTAAAGACTCTCTGCGCGTTTCTTTCTCTTCGGGGTATAAATGTTCGTCCAGGCGTTCAATCTCTGATGACAGCCTTTCTATTTGATTCCTGCGGTATAGTTCTTCTCGCTTACTCCAAATCGTTTGTTCTAACATCTCGATTTCGTCCGGTTCTTTTTTGAATATCAATGGTGCGATATGTTTCTTGAAAATGCCGGTTGAAAATAAGAGCACTGTACCCCAGACGAAGCCACCGAGCATTCCAGCTAGGATTTCAGTCATTCGCGCCACCTCTACTTTCCATATTTTTTAGCCTGTTCTTCCGTCGGCTTAGGATGTGACATGGTGCTATTATTAATCCGGCTTTTAATTCGCATCGTTTGTATTTCAGAAGCAGTCAGGACAACGGCAGCAACGATGATTGCAATCAATGCGATGAATACAAGTGTAATGAGCGCGGTCATTGATTAGCCCTCCAGTCTTCCAGTTTATTTTCTTTGTTGTGGTATGCCGGCTCCTTAAAGTCCAGGAGCGGCATACCCTCTTTCCTGCGATAGTTATTTGCAACACGATACATGGCGGATATCGTGAATTCTTTTGAGAACGCCCAGAACTTATCTTGATCATCCGTCATTTCTAATTTGCCGGAATCGACCAGATAATAAATAATGTCTTTGTATATCGCGAACGTTCGAACAGCAGCGGCATCATCACCCTGGAACTTCCTAGCTGATTCTATATGTCCGTTAAAACTGTTGAGTAACTCCAGGATGTTCATCACCGTCCCTCCTAATATATTTTTTGGATATGCTTATAGAATTTAAGGTTTGCCGTGCCGCGGTCACCGTCTTTATTTTTAGCAACAATCAACTCTAATGGACTTGGCGCGCCGGGTTGTGCATTTTCCTCATCGTGATAGTAGTCATCCCGGTACAGCATCATAATCATGTTCGCATCTTGTTCCAATTGGCCGGATTCTCTTAAATCGGACATCATCGGGCGTTTGTCCTGGCGCATTTCGACACCGCGGTTGAGTTGGGCCAGCGCGATAATCGTCACGTTCGGGAACTCCTGTGTAATGATTTTGAGTTCTCTGGACACCTGTGACACCTCTTCATACTTGCTTTTGAGTTTTTCATCCGGTTCCATCAGCTGCAGATAGTCGATGATGATAAAGCCGGTTTTGTCTTCCGGTATATTATTGGCCATTTTACGGATCATATTCGGTGTGACGACTGCTTCCTCTACGATCTTCATATCCTTGTTGTAGAAAATATCAATCGCGCCCATCACCTTATCTACTTCTTCGTTGCTCATCAGCTTCACCGGCTCTTTAAATTTGTACAGACCGACGTGTGAGATTGAAGAAAGTAACCGCTGGGTCATGTTTTTCACCGTGGATTCGATTGAACAAAATATGACTTCTGAACCGCTGTCTGCCAGGTTCTTTCCGAGTTCCAGTGCAAAGGCTGTCTTCCCCATGCTTGGACGTGCTGCCACGACGTTCAGCTGCTGCATTTCAAAGCCGCCAATGATATCATCCAGTTCCTTGAATCCAGTCTTCATGATGGCGCGTTTCTCTTCAGAGGTAAGGTCGCCCATAATTTCTCTTAGAATTTCAAACTTCTGATCACTGTCACCGAAGTCGAGTTTATTCAACGCTTCAATGCGCTTGCTTAATTTAAGTTGACTTTCAGTAGTTGGGTCTTGCTGGTACTCATTCACTGCTTTGGCCACTTCACGTTCTACGAATTTAAGCAGGACAAACTTCTGATCAGTCAGATGTTCTGCAGAGGAACCGGAAGCGACACCATAGTTGATGATCGTTTGAATGAATTCGACATCCCCATATTTCTGTTTATCACGGATGGATTCGGTCACGAGTTTTTCTTTGTTGAAGTCCGGGTCGCTCATTATCTTTTTGGCAATCGCTTGATGGCGCTGATCATAGAACCATGAAGGATCCAATTTAAGCTGATTTTTTAATTCCGGGTATTGCAGTGTGCGGGAAAGGACTTGTGTTTCATGGTGTGCCAGTTCATCAAGTATCGGTTCGCTCGTAAACATCTTTCCTCATCCTTTCCTCCATTGCTGCCAACTTCTTTAGTTTCTCTTCACGTTCCGCACGCTTCTTCGGGTCCGCCATTTCTGCAGCGACGCGCTCGCGGTCTTCTTTGATGGTCATATCCACTTGCTGATGCGGTTTATGTTCTTTGACCAGGACATCGGCCAGTGCTGGTGGGTAAGGATTACCCTCCGAATACTCCATCAGTTTGCGCTTAGTCTTTTTGTAGTCACCCTTCATCAGTTTCATCAGCCAAGTTTCATTGAATTTATCAAAATTGTTTCTGTTGAAGTTTGGATAAAGGATATATATTTCGTGCAGTATCTCTTTTGCTTCGTTCGCACTCATTCTCCGTACCTCCTCTGTAATTCTTCATCGGATAGGTTCCATACGTCAGCAAGGGGATCTTTGCCCGCTTTAGATGTCGCTCTCTTTTTTTCAGCGGCGTTTATTTCTTCAAGAGTATATGTGCCTGCCTTATCCCAATTCTTGAAAATACCGTTGATATACCAGTTTTCTTTTTTGTCATTCTCCTTACCAATTTCATACGCTTTAAGAATTGCTTCTTTTGTGAATCCTTTATCTAGTTTTTCTTCAAACGACTCGACAACTGACGGTCCTGTAATGGTTGTATAATGTTTTTCGTAATAATCAACCAAATCTCTGATATCTGTCTCTCTCTGTGGCTTTAGTTTTTCTTTTTCTTTCTCTTTAGTTTCCTTTTTCTTTAGTTTAGTTTGTTCCATAGACTCACCAAGGGGCTTATAAGGGGCTTGCAAGGGGCTTATAAGACGTATCTTTTTATCATCATCTTCAATGACAGCCGCTTGTTTGAGGTATTCTTTTATAAAATCCTCATGTTTCACTTCTTTGAGGGCAGCTGCGATATGTTTCAATACATTCGGACTTGAATTCCAGTTGTGCTTCACCCAATTGATGAGCATGATTTCTTTGGTAGTATCGTTGTATTGAATCTTTCCGTATTCGATAAATCGATTGAGTAATTTATCAACGGTCTCACGGTTGTAACCTGTTTCTAATTCGACCACTCTTTTTGGTAATTCATATATGCCGATCTGTGAGGTTTTCGAATTCGTCATCAGATACAGATAAAAATATTTCTCTTCCGGAGACAGATCCAGTACAAACGAATCTTGCCAAAATGAGACGTGCACGAATCTGTGTTTGCTCATGTCTTATTCACCACTTCCCAAACATTCCGTAAAATTGATATAGATACCAGGGCGATGGTTTGACTGCGGTAACCACTTCCACCCTGTCCGCTATCTGCTTCGGCCCCTGTTTGCCAATCGGTCGTGTCATCGCATCTTCGACTGACATCCCTTGATATAATCTTTGCCTGAACACTCGCTTACTGATGCCGCTCTCTGCCGCAATGGCCAGGTGTTCATCTGTGTAATCCCATTTACGATTCGTGCGAGCCATCTGAATCACCGCTTTCGTATTTTTTAATGTATTTAGCAGTTTCTGTTCCGACAGTCTGATAACCTAAAACGTAACCCACATTTTTATCTTTCATGTCTTTCCTTATTTCGTAGAAACTCTTTTGTATTTCATCAAACGCCTGCGCTTTGGCATACGTTTCATCGAGTTCATTTTGCATATCCCACAATTCATCAGTATTGTTTTTTCGCAAGAATGATTCTGTAAAGGCACTTTTAATTTCGTCTTTGAATTTATATTCCATCCTGCTCACTCCCTATTACTTTTTATAATTTTTATAAATCACCGCTGCATTTTTGGCACAATCCATAATCTTTAATCGGTCCTTGAATATTCATATAAACACGGTTCACTTCCCCGCACTTTTTGCACTTTACCTTAACTACTTCACTCATTCCGACACCTCTATTCTTGGCCTGCTGTCCCAATTCTGGTCAGTCCGCATATTCGGACGGCGCACATAATCCGCTCTGTAATACTCCATTTCTCTGCTCGTGAGATTCAGTGCATCAGTGAGGTCACGTTTCTCCCCTTGCAGCTGCGTAATCTCGTCTCTCAACTCTCTTATTTTCTTCGCCTGCGCTTCTATCCGTGCATCCTTTTCTTCCAGTGTCTGCATATTCAATCCTCCACTCTCAAAATGTAGTCTTCATCGGTTTCGGAAATCTTCACGTCTTTCGTGATATGGTTTCGTGTCACTGTCCTGCCGATTGCAAGGATGAAGCTGCGTTCATAGGAGTGCTTTGAGTACATGCGTGTCACGAAGCCGTACAACTTCATATGGCGCTCAACGATCATCAATTCACCGTCTAGTAGGTTTGGTGTGGTTTTCATTTAGCTAACCTTCTTTCTCGTCTCCACGAAATTCATAAAAATTTAAGTAACCTTCACACGTTTTAGAATTTGGAGTCATTTTGAAATCTTCGTCTTCATCAAAGTGTGCATCTAAATTTTCGCTAACACATTGTTTCGACAATTCGTCAGTATATGGATGTCTTGGACTCCACATATTCCAATAACAATCTGTTACATTACATCTCATCCCGTCTCCCTCTCTTCATAATTATTATCTTTCAGCCATTGCTCATAATCCGTATAAGTCATTGTCATACGCTTTTGATTCATTACCATGTGGTACATGTGCTGCGTAATACTGACCGTTTCTGCGCCTGGTATCATCGTTGCAAAGCGTTCGCCGTCTTTGTAAAGGTGTTTGCGATGTAAGAGGCCGGTGAATAAAGTCATTTAACTCACGTCCTCTTCATCGTCCAACGGCACCAGGGAGCTGTATGTGCTTCGTTTCTTCGATGATGGATATTTGTACCACTTGATCGTTTCGACTTTCACACCGACCGTCCGTGCAATTTCTGCGATGGTTCCTGTTGCGAGTATTTCTTCACCACGGTAGAAGGCATATTCTTTTTCCATCATTTAACCTCCCGCTATCTTGACCGGAACCCCAGTCACTTTTTGAATTTCGTCTTTAAATCTATTTCTCAATCCGTTGTCTTTAGAAATGTGTATCAGATGGATCTCTTTCAGCTGCGATAAATCACTCGCCTGCAGATAATTGATGGCGTTCTCCAGGTTGAGGTGCGACTTCATAATCCGATTGGCAAGCGCCTTGTGCAGCGCGCCACTCTCGACACGTTCCATCATGTAGTCATAATCGTGATTGACCTCCAGGAGCATGTGTGTGATGCCCTTGAACCTGTAACGGATGTAGTACGTATCAGTGGCAAACAATAGCTTGCTGCCGTTATCGCTCTGTATGAGGAAGCCACAAGGTTCTGCGACATCGTGCTGGGTTTCAAAAGGAAGTATGCGTAATGATCCAATGCGTACCACTTTTTTATATTCAATCGTTTTAAGTCTATGGTGTTGTAATCCGAGCGCCTGGCTCGTCCCGGCTGTTGTGTAGCATGTAAGTCCGTGCTTCAAATAATCTTCAGTGTATTTCGCATGGTCCAGATGGTTGTGAGTTATAAAGCAAGCTGATACTTTTCGAGTTTTGAAATCTAATGCTTTCTGCACCTTGTCAAACTTGATGCCAGCTTCCAGGAGAATTTGAGTGTGACCATCGGAAACGAAATATCCGTTTCCTGATGATCCACTGCCTATAGTTTTAATTTGCACGACAACTCCTCCTAAAATGGATTATCATCTTTATCGTCTTCTTTCACTTCTCCTGTTTCTTCGTCATAATCGACTGGCTTCTGCATCGGTTCCGGCTCCTGGTCAGCTTCTTTGAACTCTCCATCTACAACGTCATCCGGGAAGTCGAGATCTTCAGTTGCATGGTTTTCGGAAACCTGTGTATCAAATACTTCTTTACGCTGACGATCATCTGAATTCATTACCTGCTGCTTCAAGAGACTGGAATCATCACTGCTGTTGAGCAGCTTCTTACATGCACGATTGATGACTGTCTTCTTAGACATCTCCTGCGGGTACTTACGATGTGTGCCGTCTGCTTTAAATTCTCCGTTATACACCATCTGCGACTGCTTCCAGGCTGTTTCAATTTCATCTGTGGTCATGATTTCTGTATAGTTCTTGCTCTCATCCTCGAAGACGATAGTGGCATATGCACCGATGATGTTCTTTGTATCTCTATTGCCGAACTTTGTTTTGTGTTTGAGGTTCGTGATCTTACCGTTGATTGTTTCGTACTCAACGTCATCGCCCTCGAATATTACTTCTGCGTTGATTTCCTTAGCGCCTGTGACACGCTTCGTGACTGACATTGTGCCGAGATATGAGCGTTGGAACTGCACCTTGTCGCCGTACATGATGAAATATCCTTGACTCTTTTGAGGGTTCAAGCCTTGCACCACCATGTCCATGAGCGCGTTAGCAACACTGTTTGGATTAGCGAATTCTAATGCCGGCTTGTAACCGTCTTTCTTCGAGCCTTTGAGATCTTGCAGGATAAGCATTGCCGACTTCATTGCGTTTTCTGGTGCATAGTTGGCAGGGAAGTTAAGGTTGCCCTGTCCTTCAAGTTCTTTCACTCTAGCAAGGACGTTATCGCCCATCTTTTGGTTTTTTACGAGCACTTCATTTTTAGTCATTATTCATTCTCCTTTAGATTTTTAATTTTGTATCCAATTGCATGAGGGACGTTCCCACTGAATTTCTTAAAGGTGTTGTTGTCGAAAACGATAGTGTAGCCTTCTTCATCGTAATTATGATGAATTTCCTTCACACCTTGCCGACCGATATAATAGTCTTCTTCCACTTCGGGCAAGTAAACCTCGAATGATGTTATTACCAACGCCTTTGCCATCCTCTACACTTCCTCTTCTTTTTCATAATTGATAATGTCAGTTATCTCGCAATTAAAGTGGTTTGATAATTTGGTTAGAGTTTCAAATCGAATCCCACTGGCATATCCATTTACAAGATTAGAGATGGTTGTTCTGGATAGCCCAGTAGCTTCGTGAACTTCTTTGATATTAGTTCTTCGATTGTGTATGAGTTCCCCTAATTTGCTTTCAATCATATTTTCAAAATCCGGTTCAACAGGATATATATGATTGATGTCGAACAACATTTCCTTGCCTATTCTGTGCACGAATACTCTACAAGCATCATCTCGAACAGTTTTTATTGTTGCTTTCATCATTCCAGGGACATAATCAATCATCACTTCCTGACCCTCTTCAAATTGCATCTCTACACTCCCAATCTCAATGTTTTGTCTTTCTCTGATACGATCAATTCAATTTGCTGTGAGTCTGTTTCTTTCAGCTGCGTGACTGCTTCAGCGTTGTCGATGAAGCAAGGAGCTTCGACACCGAAGTGCTGACTAAGTGTTGACAGGATATCCAGGCCGGTATTGATACGAGCAGCGTTATTCAACCCACCATCGTAAGTGACTCCATCAACCATGATTTCGCACGTCTCTTTAATGTCACCGTTCACTTGCTGATGGAACAATTTGAATCGTGCCAGGTCGAACATGCCATTGACCTTTTCAGTAATCAGATTGACTTTGGTTTTCGTGAATTCATCGATGATGTATTTCTGATGTTTCAAGTCCTCGATCAGATCCAGCAGTTCATCCTCTTCCTGGTGGTATTCCTGGATGGATGCTTTGATATGTTCCGTTGATTTATGAGCCGCCAGAACCTCTCTTTGTTCATCCAACGCTGATTGCTTTTCTCTAATTTCTGATTCGATTGTCTGGACTGATTCTGAAACGCTTGCCTGTTCATTCGTCAGCTTGTTCTCCAGTCCTTCGATTTCTTTTTGTAAGGATTTGTACTCGTCAGTGTCTTCGGCGCTTACAAGGTCTCCGGAGACCTTTTCAAGCTGCTTTGATACCTTGCTGATTTCTTTTTTGGTATTGGTCAGACTGTTATCAATATCGTTGAGTTTGGCTTTATTCGCTTCAATCGAAGCCACAATATCTTTGCCGGCTTTAACTTGTCTCTGCAGATCCGCATCCAACTGTTCCAATCTACGAGACTTCTTCTGATTGAATTCCGCTTCTGCATGCTGCTTGGCTTCTTCTACCGCATGCTCTTGTAAAGGCTGACCACAACTTGGACAAGTGTCCGTAACGTCCGCGTTAAACTTTTCAATTTCAGCAGTGTCACGCTCCTTTTTGATTTCGTGATATTCATTCAGTGCATTCTCTCGAGACTTTTTAAGATTCTCGATTTCGTTATCCACTCGCTTATATTGAGATTCAAAAATATCGATATCGCTTTCGAGTGAGGAGAGGTTACGTTGCAGCCCGTTCTTTTTATCGAGTGTGTCACCCTCGACTGTGCGCTTGATGTTGTCCATCTCGAACTGCTTATCGGAGATCAGACGTTTAATATCTGTGACTGCTCCACCGTTTCTCGCTTGACTGCGTTTGTCTTCCAGGTTCGTGATCTCTTTTTGCAGTAACTCAATCTGCTGATTGACCGAATCGATATTGAGGTCTGCAGATGACTCCTGCAGTTGCTCATTGAGCGTATTGATCTTCACTGGAATATGTTCCAGGTCCTCTTTTGCTTTCTTTAACTTCTCGCTGATGACTTTCTTGTGGTCCTCAATCGTGCGGTTATTAATAATGTCGAGCAGCGGTTTCAGTTCTTTAGAGGATTCGATGACCTGTTCGTCCGTAATGTCTCCAGTGATTTCGAACAGCATCTTGCGCTTGTCCTCCCAATGAAGCTGCGGGAAGGCATCGGGATTGGTGACGAGCTTAAACACTTCTTCGTCAATGATCTTGTTGATTTCAGCCTTATACTTGGTAATCGGGAATGGCACATCATCGATGTACTGTTTTGTAGTGCGAGAATTCTTGTAGTGTTTTTTCGTGGAGCCTTCGACCTTTTCATAGTTGGGATGGGATTCTCTTTGGAGTTTGAGTTCAGTGCCGTTCATATCAAAGATGGCAGACACTTTCGGCACCTTTTCGTGAATGTGGTTGTTCGCTTCGTCTTTGGGTACGATGTCCACCTTCTGCCATTCCAGACCTTTGTCAAACAGCAGCCAGTAGAGTGCGAGTGCGGTGGTCGTCTTGCCTGTCGCATTGTCGCCGTAGATCTTGGCATCCTTACCTTCAAACTCGAATGTCTGATGCTTGATGCCTGCGAAGTCGACGATGTCGAGTGCTTGTAATCGTAATTTCATTTATTAGCCCTCCATGTTATAATTCCGGTATAATATTATTTGCTTATCGGCACACTTTGCAGAGTGTGTCTTTTTTATTGTTTATTTGCTTCAATCAAAATGATTTCGTTAGTGACAGTGTTCTTAAGAATGTAATCGCCATTCTGTATTACTTTGAATTCGCCAAGAGATCCAAAAAAGATAAGTTCTCCACCACCGTCTTGCTTAATTTTCCCGCCAGAAAACTCAATGATGTTACTTACTGAACACCCCCATCGCATCTTGTAACCTACAAACGGTGTATCAATTCCAAGTTTTGCTTTGTTCATCCTTTTCACCTCCCTTCTAATTCATACGCTGGTATGCTCACTGATTTAGTATTCGAGTAGAATATTGCATTGCCGGTTTTAAAGTAAGTGACGAGTTCACCGTTCTGGAATAATTCGACTGACTTAATCTTTCCGCGTTTGTCCTGATTGACCTTGTGCAGTTCAAAATGTTCCTTCGTGCCAGTATCAGCGTTGACCGCTTCAATTTCTTTGAGCATCCAATTCCTCCTCCAACTTGTCATAAGCTTCCTCGCTGCGTTCCAGACGTTCGTTGATGACACGTAAATCTGCTTCTGTTTCAAAGATTTGAATATCCTTTTCTTTACTCTCCAGCACCATTGATTTGAATAAGCTGTACGGGATTTTGATGTATTCCATTTAATCCACCTCTTTCTCGATGCGGTGTTCCAGGTCGATATGAATATCGAAGTCTTCGCTGCCTTTGAATGTTACGTACTTTGTTGTCCGGCTTTCGCTGTCATACGCTCTGTTTGTATCGTGATATAGCGTGTGATCGACTGAAGCCCGGTTAATGATTACGTCCTCTTCTCTCAGTGTTTCGATGATGTGTTCCAGTTGAGTTATTAGTTCCTTCTTATTCATTAGAAATCTATCCTTCCTAATGCGATTTTTCTGTTTATCCTCTCTAGGTGTTTTTGTCGTTCGATTGCATCTGCAATGTCTTTAGTGTTGAGTAGCGTTGATAAACCACCTGGTCCTCGCTCCCATTTCAATCCAGAAATTCCATGTTCGGATATACGAATGCCAGGCCGTTTCTTATTCAACTTCTTTGCGATGAGTCCAGTTGCAACAATGACCGATGTTCCGATGATTAGTTTTTTCATTCCATTTCCTCCTTCTCATTTAATTCCTCTAACGAGTTCCACATTCCGCCGGCCACTTTGGTGTATTCTCTTTCTTCTTCCGGTTTCTTAACGAGTTCTTTATACTCCCACCATTCACTGCCGTCATATTCATGGCGTTCCAGCCAAAATCCGTCACCTACTAACATCAAATCTTCTGCAATTCGAGCGGAACCAAAGCCGTCATCGTAATCAACATCTAAAATAGATAGATCTTCGTCGTGAGGAATGGTGAAGCGTTTGTTTCCAATCCACTTTATGTCCGAAATATTTTTGTTGTTTTCTTTCAATACTTCAATAGTTTCTTCTTTTAAATTCATCTCTCCATCCTCCAATTTTCATATTTCGCTGATACAATCATGCCGGTCGGGACCAAGATAAACAGTGTGACCAGGAAGCCGATGACTAATATTTTTCCGGGTAATATGCCGAGCGCCGTGAGTGTGAGTACAATGCCGAGTACCGTACCGAATATGATTGCAATTTGGTTTTCTCCCATTGCCTAAGCACCTCTTTCCAGATCCCTTAATATGTGTTCCAGTTTTGCCAGGCCTTTACTGACGTGGATGTAATACTTGTTGCCGGGTCGGAACACACACTCTTTGAAGTCTGGATGTGACAGGACGTTATCCCGGAACCACGTTTCTTTCATACCGCTGATTTCGAGGAACTCGTTGATCGTTGCGTACTCCTGATACTCGCGCTGCGCTTGTTGAGGCAGTGCTTCTTTAACAGCTTCGTGAATGAGTTGCTTGAATGCTTGTTCGTCTATGAGCATTTAGATCACGTCCTTGGTTAGAAAAACTTTTTCGAAGTCGAGACCTAAAATCTCGCAGACTTTTACAGCATCCTTAACTCTGAAGAGTGAAAGGTCTTCCTCCATTTTCGAGTACGTTGGAACGGATACTTTTAATTCTTCAGAAATGTCTTTCAACGTTATTTTGTTAAAATATCTAGCTCTGATAATTTCGTTTTCACTGACAGCTGATTTGGCGATATAGTTATTGCTTTCTCTTTTGGGTTCAGGGTTCAATTCGGTTTCTATTTTCTTTACTACCTGACGTACTCTTTCGCGCGTTATCCCGAAGTATTCAGATATTTCTTGCAAGGTCATTCCCTCGTATCTCATTAGTGCCATGAACTTGTGTTTCTCATCATAAAATCTGTCTAATTGGTTAAAGTTGATGTGAGACATATTTTTTCTGATATTCTCAATCTTCCTTATTTCTTTTCTTCTTGACTCTAAAGCCCTCACCTTTCCTACCCTGCACTCGCTGCACTCTTTATAATCCGTGTGAGTCCTGAACGCTTTTCTGCACATTACGCAAATGATATAACTTTCAGGTTTAAACATAAGATCGTTGTCATGTGCATGTTGGATGTTCTCTGAAGCTGTAGCCCATTCAAGATTGTCGAGCGAGTTGTTATCGCCAACACCATCTATATGGTTGACCTGCGGTTTGCTTTCTGGGTTAGGGATAAAAGCTTCAGCAAGAAGCCTGTGAACATAAAAACTTTTTTGTTTACCGTTCACCATTCCAGAAACTGTTAGGTATCTCCCATTTCTGCTTGTTCTATTTTGGGGCGCCCTTACATATTGCGTCCCCTTTTTCCTTAAGATAGATCCATCTTCAAAAACTCTAAAAAGGTTATTCTCTAAATCAACAAATTCGCAATCAGGGAAAGTAGTTACAATTTCGCCTCTCTTTCTAACCACATTAATTCACCTTCTTTTTATTAGTAGCCATATTGGCTACACTTGTTGTAAAAAAAATACCACAATCCTTCTCTGGAATACCGAGCACCGTAAAAATTAAAGATAAATCTTCAACCGTGATTCTAAGCTTGCCATTTTCTTTCTTGCTGTAAGTGCCAGCATGAATGCCCATCTTCTTTGCCATCTCTTCAACGCTCAACCCTCTTGCAATCCGTTCAGCCTTCACTCTGTTTCTATTGAATTCAACCATTTTTTATCCTCCCCTCTTATGTGTTAAATCCAATTCTATGTGTTAGTAGCCATATTGTCAACTATTTATTTTTCCAATTCGTCTACATTTTTCCGTTTTTATGTTTGACTTGTTGCCGTATTGGCAATATAATAAAATATATACATTAAATGGGGGAACGTAAAAATGAGGAATTCAGTAGAAATAGGAAAGATAATAAAATCTCGGAGAGCGGCAATGAATTTAAAGCAAACGGACTTTGCAGATAGATTAGGGATACATAAATCAACGGTATCAAAGTATGAAAAAGGAATACGCAAGATACCTATGGAGGATATTGGCAAGATGGCGGATGTGCTTGGTATATCTATTGAAGATTTATTATTAGAAAAACATACTATTACTGAAGTGCCTGTCAAACAAATTCCGGTCGTTTCCAAAGTCTCTGCGGGTATGCCGATCTACAGCGAGCAAAATATTGTAGACTACATATATCTGCCGGCCGATGAAGTAAGACCTGGCAAAGAAGTGTTTGGCTTAATTGTTTCAGGAGACAGCATGAATAAAGAATTTAAAGAAAATGACATTGTAATTATCGAGAAGGATTCCATCGTAGAGAATGGCGAAATGGGCGTGGTCATGGTAAATGGTTATAATGCCACTCTGAAGCAGATTAAATATGTAAATGATTCCATCGTCTTAATGCCACAATCAGACAACCCGGAACACGATCCGCAGATTTATAATAATCAAGATGAAGTATGCATTATCGGAAAAGTGATCGGGATGCACAGGAAATTTTAAGGAGGCTGCTATCATGAGGATTTACAAACGAGATGACAAATGGGCGTATGACATCCACATCAACAATAAGCGTAAAAGGAAGAGCGGGTTCAATACAAAGCGGGAAGCAACGGCTGCGGCACGCAAACACATTAATGATCATGAGCAGGGCTTGCAGCTGGACCACGCCATTAATTTCAAAGAGTTCTACCTGGAATGGGTAGACATTCATAAGAAGCCACATATCAGCAAAAGTTCGTATAAGTGGTATTTAAACGCTTTGAATATTTTCATCGAAGAATTTGGAGAAGATAAACTACTGAAGGATGTGCGGAAGAATGACTACCAGCAGTTATTAAATAAGTATGCTGAAAATAGAACGCAGGAGTCCACACGAAAGCTGAATAACTTTTTAAAGGCTGCCTTCAACCATGCACATGACGAAGGGATCATTGCCCGGAACCCGGCAAAGGGTGCTGTGGTCAAAGGAAAGAAGCCTTCTGCAACGGAAGAATCCAAGTACCTAAGTCGAACGAATTTCGAAAATCTAAAAGCATATGTAAAAACGAGAAGTGAAATGTCTTACCTGGTCATCTATATATTGATGGTGACTGGGGCACGTTTCAGCGAAGTGGCAAATATGAAGTATGAGGATATCCAAATGAACAACAAAATCCATCTGCCCGGCACAAAAACAGACACCGCAGATCGCATCGTGCCTGTCAGCAGAAAAGATATTGCATATATCAAAAAAAGACTGGACCGGCACCCGACCAGAATCAGCGGTGCGCCCTTTACCATTTCACACAATGCTTGTTTGAAGGCACTGCGGACCGCACAGAAGCACATAGATATCCCGGAGGATAAATGGATTACATTACACGGATTAAGGCACACATTCTGCTCTATCATGCTGGACGAGGGTATTTTACTATCAACAATGAGTAAGCGGTTGGGGCATTCAAGCATGGAGATTACCCAGCGGGTGTACGCCCATCTGTTGGAAGAGAGGGAATTGGAAGATGATAAAAAGATCGTTGAATATCTGGAAGCAAATTAA